GGAGCGAGTTGCGCATCGGTATGGAAGACATCTGCCATGCCGTGATGGGCGACCGCATGATTAACTTCGCCTCACCGGAACAGCTAAGTCAGCTTATCTACTCGCGCCGTGTGCTTGACAAGAAGAAGTGGGCGGAGACATTTAATATCGGGCTGAACGAAAAGGGCAAGCCCCTGCTGCGGCCACGTATGTCGCCAGCTGAATTTGCCAACAAAGTCAAGGCCTTAACCGCACGTGTTCACAAGACACGCGCTGAGCAATGCGGTAATTGCAAAGGCCGCGGCGAGTTCCGTAAGGTCAAGAAGGACGGGACGCCGTGGAAGAACCCGACAAAGTGCAAGTCTTGTGGCGGTGATGGATTTATCCAAACGCCCCTGCCCAAAGTGGGCGGACTCACAATGAATCCATCGGGCATCATGGACGTATCCGCCAGCGGGTTCTCCACTGATAAGACCACGTTGGTTCGTTTGTATAACGCCGCCGTTCACAAGGGCAACGAGAACGCTGTCAAGTTTCTTAAGTCGTCTATCCGGCTGAACGCTGTTGAGGTGTACCTGTCCAGCTTTGTTGGCGGTATCCAGCGCAACGTAAAGCCGAATGGAATTCTCCACCCTAAATTCAACCAGTGCGTCACAAGGACGACGCGCCTGTCATCTTCTGACCCGAACTTCCAGAACCAGCCACGTGGCAATACCTTCCCTGTACGTGCAGTAGTGGTGTCTCGGTTTGAGAACGGTTCCATCCTACAGGCTGACTACAGCCAGCTTGAGTTCCGTGTAGCGGCACAGCTGTGCGGTGACGAGAAGATGCTGAACGACATCTTGGAGGGCGTCGATGTTCACAAATACACAGCGTCTGTCATCTTCGGAAAAGGAGAGGCTGATGTTACAAAAGATGAGAGAACTGCAGCAAAAGCGCACACATTCAAGCCACTCTACGGCGGGACGCAAGGAACCCCGAATGAAATGGAATATTACCGCGCGTTTGTCGAAAAGTACCCAGCGTTGGGCAAATGGCATGAGAGCCTTCAGACTGAGGCTGTTACGCACAATTGTGTTAGCCTGTATACAGGTCAGCAATTTGCTTTTCCTGATGTTAAACGCCTTGCTTCTGGCGCTGTCTCCAACGCCCCCGCAATCAAGAATTATCCTGTACAGGGTTTGGCTGGGGGTTGCGTGGTGCCGCTCGCTCTTATTTCGCTGCACAATGAACTTAGAAATCAAGAGTGTAAGTCTGTTGTTGTCAATACAGTACACGACTCAATAGTCTTGGACGTGTACCCGGGCGAAGAACAGAAGGTTGCACGTATCACCTACGATGCCATGACCGGTGTCGACAAGGTGTTCGAAGAGGTCTACAACGTCAAGTGGCGAGTCCCGCTTGAGGTAGATGTAGAGATAGGTAAGAACTGGTTGGACATGGAAGACTTTTCGTTTGACTAAGACCTGGACCTGTGATATAAATTGGACTCTTACTGGAAGGAGTGTGTAATGGATTCATTACCAACCGTATCAAACACGACAACGTTTGACCAGATTGCTCAGATTATTGGCCAAGACATGCCATCGGGCAATCAGTCTTCGCTGGAACTGCTTAAGATTAATCGGGACCACGAAGACGACAACGGAAACGCAATCCCTGCGGGTTCGTTCTTTGTGAACACACCAGAAGGTGCTGTTTACGCCAAGACTATGGATTTCCAGCTGTTCATGCAGCGGTACCAGTATCTCCACTATGGTGTGGAGAACAACGAAATGGTGTCGAAGTCCATCATGGCAAACAACCTATTCCCACAGACGGAAATCCCCGATACCATCGGCACGTTCCGTTGTGGTTCTGTACCAGCGAGCCAGCGTGAGAACCTGTCTGCTGAACAAGCATTGCGGCAGAAGGACATCAAGTGCTTCCGTATGCTGTTCGGAAAGGCTACGTTCCATGATGCTGTCAATTCCAAGGGCAAGACTGTGGAGTTCACAGGGCGTCCGGTATTGTGGCGAGCACGTGGCTCTAACTTCATGCCAATCTCTAAGCCGCTGGACGCACTGTCGGCACAGAAGAAGCCCTTCATCTTCTACAACCTGTCAGCATCGTTGACAAAGCAGAAGAATGGTGGTCTTGTATATTATGTGTCCGACCTTGAGGTTGGCTCTGGGCCTCTTGACTTTGGGGCCGAAGACCAAGAACTGCTTCAATCCTTCGTCGATTATGTCGACAGGGAGAACAAGCAAGTCATGGCTGAATACGACAAGGCTCTCCGTGCACAAGGCACTGTCGTAGACGCTGAAGTCCAAGAAGTGACCGTTGATGATGCACTCAACGATGACCTGCCGGACTTCGTATCAGCATGAACGTAAAGCATAGCCGTCTTCTTTCGTTCCTTTCTAAGGCGGCTCGTGAGGGGGTAGAAATGCCCCCTCACATCCTCGACACATTTGCTCAAGCCGCACGTGATGCGATGCAGAAACACTTTGTCAAAGAAGACAGAGAGTTCACACTGCGTATGTCAAACATCGGCAGACCTGCCTGTCAGCTTCACATGCAAGCGAAAGGGGCTGAGCCAGAACCCAAGACATACGACTTCAAGATGCGTATGATTATGGGCGATGTCATGGAAGCTGCGCTTATGGCGTTGATTGAAGCGGCCGGCATCGAAATTAAATCCAAGCACGGAAAAGTCTCGTACGACGCGGATGGCACCACCATCAAGGGCGAGTACGATATTGAATTAGACGACGGTATTTATGACATCAAGACTGCATCACCGTTTGCGTTTGAGCACAAGTTCAATGCGGACAATGCCTTTGACAAGATAAAGTCGAACGATTCCTTTGGATACGTTGCACAAGGCATTGGCTACGGTATGGGAGCAGGAAAGCCTTTCAAGGGCTGGATTGCACTGAACAAGTCCACCGGTGAAATCACTTTCGCTGACGCTAAGTATGACGAAGATGAAAAGGAAGAGGTAAATGTCAAAATACAGAAATCCATTCTGGCCACTGATTTGTCCAAGCCCTTTCGCCGAGAGTTTTCGGATGTTCCCGAAGTATTCTATAAGAAGGAGACAGGGAACAGAACCTTGGGGATTGAGTGTTCATGGTGCGATTACAAGCACGAATGCTGGCCCAACCTTGAATTCAAGCGACAGCTACCAAGCAAGGGAAAGAACCCCAAGTTCGTCTGGTACACCTACATCACAGACGAGTGGCGTGAACGTGAGGCTAGCGATAACGTATGAGGCAATCCCTAACGAGTCGTCGACGAAGTACATCGAAGTCACCCAGCGTGAAGCGAGCGACTTCCTCGCGGAACTCAACAACGGCACGGCGTTCCCCTGCCTCTGGTCGCAAGGCAAAAGCTTCGTCTTCCCAGCAGACAAAATCTACGGCATCCTCGTCGAAGAAAAAGATGTCTCCGAGGTCGGCGAAGGCGAAGGGCAGGAAGCTTCAGCAGTGGGTGGTTGAGCAGCTTCTGAACGTCTACAAGGGGCTGACCAACCTTGACGTTAGGTCTACCCCTATGGGCGTCAATGGAGTCGATGTACAGCTGTCTACGGCCGCTTTCACAAGGTTCTCATATGATATAGAATGTAAGAACACTGAACGGATGACGACACTGTACAATTACTACGAGCAAGCCACTGGGCATGAGTCTGGTGGCGAGCCGCTACTCGTTATCAAGATGAATCACAAAAAGCCTCTGGCAGTCGTTGATGCAGAGCATTTCATAAGGATGGTATCGTGCAAGAACAAATCAAACTGAATCCTGGAGACTCTGCAGTTATCGTACGTCATGACGACGCCGAAGACGGGGGATTTGAGATTGAGATTTATCATCGTTCTGATGATAATCTTAGCGAGGAAGACTTGGTGTTCTACACCCTGCTGACTCGCGGTATGGCGTTCCAAGCCACTAACGACATGGAAGCCGTGTTGGACATGGGACGCGAAAGCTTTGAGGAAACTGAACTTGTAATCACACAACACTGAGGAGACTGTAATGAAATTCGTTCATAGCAGTTGGCATTTGCTTATGGATTCCAGATACAATCCACTGAGTAAAATACCCGATATGAACACCCGACATCTAGTCATGCAGATATTGGCATGGATGTGGTGCATCATATTTTCTATGTACTTAGGTTCCATTCTTGTATTTGGAATCAGTGCACTAATTCATGCAGTCTTGATAGCAGGTATCGTTATCACAGTCACTGTGTTCGAAACAGCCAATAGACGCCCACAGTATTTCGGTACGCTGGGCCGTGGCAACGGTGGAGAGCATGAGTGATGAGGCACGTAGACCTGTGTAGCGGAATCGGCGGCTTTGCCCTCGGTTTTGAGTGGGCTGGCCTATCAAGGCCAGTTTTGTTTTGTGACATAGAGCCGTGGTGCCGACAGGTGCTGCAGAAGCATTGGCCCGATGTCCCCATTCACTCTGATGTAAAGGAACTAGCGAGTGACCCAGAGAGACTTATTCCAGACTGCGACATCCTCACCGCAGGATACCCCTGCCAGCCCTTCTCGTCAGCGGGTAAGAGGCAAGGCGAACAAGACGACCGCCACATCTGGCCGTACATCCGCCAAATTGTTGCACACAAAAGACCCACTTGGACAGTTTTCGAAAACGTTTATGGTCACGTCAGCTTGGGACTCGACACAGTGCTCGCTGACTTGGAAGCCGAAGGCTACACCACAAGGACGTTTATTGTTCCAGCTTGCGGCGTCGGTGCTCCCCACAGACGAGACAGACTCTGGATTGTGGGCTACACCGAGGACAACGGATGTGACAGGGGGTCCGAGGGAGTTGGACGAGAAGGGACGGAGAGTCAGCAAGACGAATCCCAACTTGAAATTTGGAGCCAACTTAGCGGACCAAGTACGGATGTGGCCAACGCCACGAGCGTCGGAGTACAAAGACTGCGGCCCAGTGGGGAGCAAGAGCCACACACATATGCAGGACAGGAAGTATCTGTGCGCAGCAGTGAAGATGTGGCCGACACCGTCAGCCAGCGAGCACAAGGCGGGGCAACCAGGCGACAAGATGCAGAAAATGCTTGGCAATCATCCAGAGGTACGCCAGAGTGGAACTGGGACGCTGAACCCAACGTGGGTAGAGTGGCTAATGGGGTACCCAAAAGGGTGGACCGACTTAAAGGACTAGGCAACGCCATAGTCCCGCAGATTGCACAACAGATTGGAACGGCTATAAGGACGACGTATCATGGCTAAGGAAGTGAAATACGTAATCAGAGCAAACACTGACGAAGAGTTGCAGGAGAAGATTGAGAATTACAAGCAAGCCTACCCACCGCTTGGGTATGGCACTCACATCTTGTCCAAGGCACGAGAAGATAGCGGTGTGTATGTAGCTACAATGTCACGCTACAACTCCTGTGATTGATATGCAGGAACGTCACGAAGCATATATGAGGCGCCGCATGAAAGAAGATGCAGTGAACAACCCATCTCATTACAACACCAGTGGCATAGAGTGCTTGGATGCTATCCAAGCCGCCACTGGCGATGGCTATCAGTATTACCTACAGGGTAATATTATTAAATACTTGTGGCGGTATCGCTACAAGGGCAAGCCCGTAGAGGACTTGCAGAAAGCGCGGTTCTATTTGGACCGCTTAATCTTGGTACTAGAAAATGAGCAGGACAAAGATACGGGCTAATATTGCCATTGCAGCTAAAATTGATTTAGAAGAGTTTAACGTTGACATAGACGAAGTCTCCGATATTGTTGAAGAATATGTCGAAGACTTGCTGTACGATATAGAAGGTATCGACCCTGTTAAGATAACGGTGAGGACACATGAGTAACATTACACTACCAACTTATTATCAACAATTTATTCACAAGTCGCGGTATGCGCGATGGCTTGAAGAAGAAGGTCGCCGCGAAGAGTGGCACGAAACTGTTGACCGATATATGAACTATATGAAGACTTCTCTGCTTGAGAAGCATGGCCATAAGATTCCAAAGGCTATCTTCCAAGAAGTGCGGGAAGCTATCCTGCACTCTGAAGTGATGCCGTCTATGCGAGCCATGATGACAGCTGGTAAGGCGCTGGAGCGCGACAACACCGCTGGCTACAACTGCTCTTATTTGCCCGTAGACGACCCTAAAGCTTTTGACGAGGCTATGTACATCTTGATGTGCGGGACCGGTGTAGGCTTCTCTGTGGAGCGGCAATACATATCTAAATTGCCAGAGGTACCCGAACTGATGTTCGACGCCGAAGAAGTCCTCGTTGTACGCGACAGCAAGGAAGGCTGGGCTAAGTCTTTCCGTAAACTGCTGGCGCTGCTGTGGACTGGCGAGATTCCTACATGGGATATGAGCAAGGTACGCCCTGCTGGCTCCAAGCTGAAGACCTTTGGTGGACGTGCAAGCGGCCCTGCTCCGCTGGATGACCTGTTCCGGTTCACAGTGGAGACGTTCAAGAAAGCTGCCGGCCGTCGGCTGTCCAGCCTTGAGTGCCATGACATCATGTGTAAGATTGGCGAAGTCGTTGTGTCTGGTGGTGTGCGCCGCTCAGCTATGATTAGCCTGTCTAACCTGTCGGATGACAGGATGCGCCACGCAAAAGTCGGCGCGTTCTGGGAGACTGACCCACAGCGACAGATGGCAAACAACTCTGTAGCCTACACAGAGAAGCCAGATATGCAGACTTTTATGCGTGAATGGCTGTCTCTCGCGCAATCGGGCACTGGTGAGCGTGGTATGTTCTACCGAGGTGCAGCACAGAAGAAGGCAGGAGAGAACGGACGGCGGGATACGCAACATAGTTTCGGTACAAACCCTTGTAGTGAAATTATATTACGTCCATACCAGTTCTGTAACCTGTCAGAGATTATTGTGCGGGGTACCGACACTGTAGAAACTCTGCGTAACAAGGTACGTATCGCCACAATCATCGGTACGTGGCAGTCTACGCTTACAACGTTCCCCTATCTGCGCCGCATCTGGCAGAAGAACACCGAGGAAGAGCGGTTGCTGGGCGTGTCGATGACAGGCATCATGGACAACGCTATCCTTAACGGTACCAGCGCAGAGTATGGTGCTAACATTGCAGGGATTCTTGAGGAGTTGCGGCAGGTAGCCGTGGATACAAACCAGAAGCTTGCTGATACGCTTAAGATTAACTACTCTGCAGCAATCACTTGCGTTAAGCCTTCTGGCACTGTTTCACAGCTTACTGATTCGGCTTCTGGTATCCATGCACGTCACAGCAAGCACTATATCCGTACGGTGCGTGGTGATAAGAAAGACCCGCTCACAAAGTTCATGATGGAGCAGGGCATTCCGTGCGAAGACGACAACTGGAACCCGAACAACACTGTGTTCAGCTTCCCAGTGCAGTCGCCGGAGAACTGCATCACGCGTGACGATATGAGCGCCATCGAACAGCTGGAGTTCTGGAAGGTCTATGCTAACCATTGGTGTGAGCACAAGCCGTCCATCACCGTATCCGTGAGTGATGACGAGTGGCTGGAAGTTGGTGGATGGATTTACAAGAACTTCGACATTGCGTCTGGCTTGTCATTCCTGCCGCGTAGCGACCATGTGTACGAGCAAGCGCCATATCAGGACTGCACTAAGGATGACTATGAAGTCGCCGCCGAGAAGATGCCGGTTCACATTGATTGGACTAAGCTTTCTGACTATGAGAAAGAGGACAATACGGTTTCCATGCAGACGCTGGCATGTACAGCTGATTCATGTGAAGTCGTGGACATCAGCAGTACTCAGGGGTCACTATGGTAAGAGACGCAGCAGAACGCTTCTACCACGAGGGCAGGAAAGCCTTCTATAGATACGAGAAGAAACAGGGTAAGTATTTCATTATGGCAAATCCTTACTCTGCCACTTCTTTTCGTGGCAAGGAGTGGCTACGAGGATATAACTCTAGCTACTTCCAAAATCTGGAAAGATTAAATGCAAAATCTTGAACCGTCGTTCAGCGACAGAAAGAAATTTGATATCGACCTGCAATACGGCAAAGTGCGAGAGCAACGTATTGCAGAGATGCTCCAAGACAAAAAGATTGAAGTAAAGTCAGAACGCGATATGTGGATGCGTACCGGCAACATAGCCATCGAATACGAGTGCTATGGTAAGCCAAGCGGTATCGCGGCCACACAGGCAGACTACTGGTTCCACAATCTTTGTATTGGGGACGAGACTTTTGCCACTCTGGTGTTCGATGTAGACGCGCTACGCCGTATCATTGACAACCTAGACTACAAGAAGTCCGTCAAGGGCGGCGACAATTTTGCATCTCGCATGTATCTCCTCAACATACAGAAGTTGTTTTCAACGGACGTAATCAAAGCTTTTCAAAGGAAAAACGATGTCAGCGACGAAAGTTCTGTCAGTTCTCAGTGAACTTGATGTTCACATTGCCCCTACCAAACAAGGTATCGGCATCACCATATCCTCTGCGGATGACTGTGAGGCCTCGTTTAGCGAGTACACATGGGATGAAAT